CTTCTTGTACCGCCCCAGTACTAAGGATTTAATAAATTAGGATATTGTGTTGTTTGAATAAGAAGATTTTTAAATGATTTTGATAAAATAGATAACTTAAAGTGATTGTTATTAACAAACGATTGATTGATATATTTGAAAGATTTTGTTAGAGGTGAGTGATTTAATTTTCTTCTATTACTGAAATCTTTAAGGAAAAGGAGATTAGGTATAGAAGGCGTTATTGGTAAATTTGGATTAATAGAGGTCTCAACAGAAAGATAGTTAAAACAATAGGACTCAAGAGCCTCTAAGAAACTATTAATGTATGAGGAATCTTTAGGATTAGATATTGATAAGTTAATCAGTTTATTACTATAAGAAGCAATAGTATCTGTTAACATAGAGTAACAATAATTAGTATAAGAAGGATAAACAGACTTTGAGATCTTATGTCTGAACTTATAATTAGGATTAAAAGTATCTATACAATCATCCAATTTACCATTTAAGATAAATTGAAAATTTAACAAATGTTTAATATATGAGATATAATTATCTGGAGAAACTAGAAGTGAATTTAAGTCTTTAAGGAGTTTTATATTATGAGGTTTCTTTAAGAAAAGATTTACCTTAACATACCCTTTAAGAATAATTTGACAAAGATCTATAAGTTTATCATAACTGTTATAGTTATGCTGACGTATAAATGACATTATATTTGATATAAACAATTCCTGTGAAGGAACTGAATCATATAAGCTATGAAATGGAAAGGCAGTTATATCTTTATTCATAAAAACATAAGTTTTCGCAAATTCAAAACCTACAGACGATGTAAATGATTTATTGAGATTAATATCCACACCTAGTTTATTCATAATATCTAAGTATGGTTGTTTTAATTTCTTATCATATATAACTATATCATCACCTAATAGTGAATAATAATTATTTGATATCTTTTTAAACTCTTTTAAATCAATGAATGGATAGACATTTAAATAACAATGGTATAATACAATGTGATGAAAGTACGAGAAAATAGACCAGCTACTTAGTAATCCCATCCCAATACCTCTGGTAAATTTATGAGCTTTACCATTTGAGTCAATATATGAGATTTGGTTAATGATCTTAATAAGATCCTTAAAAAGAGGGTTATTGATTTTCTCAATAAATTGAATCATAGGAAAGGTATCAGTAGCTTGTGAAAGGTCTGCACAGAAGAAATAATCACCTTCACGTGTAAAATATTGATTATAAGTTTTATCAGAGCTGAATGATTTTAATTCATTCATAAAGAATTCATGGAAAGGTGAAAGTAATTTCTGTAAGTCATAAGAGGCTTTGGAAATAATTCTTTTCTTAT